GTTTGCCCGTTTTGTCGAAAATAAAAGACAAGAATTCGGCAGTCTCATAAGTGATGACATGTCAGGTTTTGACTCATTACATACATTACAGACGCTTTTAGCTACGTGTGACGTAGATGAAAACATCCACAAATCAGATGGTGGTGTTTTATTTCTATGGAACCGTTGCAATAGGCGTTGGGCATATAAGTGTGCCTACGGATGTTCTGTGGTGGGAAACACTATTTATTCACGTACTAGCCCTGGAATGTTGAATTCTGGGTCAGCTCGTACTAGTGAAAAGAATACTGTGCTCAGAAACTTATATACATATTGTATCTCAATAGATAGCAACCAACCAAACGTTTTCTCCACCGCCAATGGAGATGATGGCTTATGTTTCGGAACTAGAAATCCTGAAGCATACAGGGTTAGTGCTGAGAACCTCGGTTTTAGACTTCGAGATGTAACGGTTTGTGATGGAGACTCTTTCGAGTTTTGTTCACATCTCTATTCCTTTAGAACAGGATTAGCTAGCCTTACATCTTGGCCTAAGGCCATCTATGGCATCTTATCGAAGAAAACGTGTCTTAGTGACGCCAATCAAACGATAGGTGAGATGCGATATAATGATGAATTCAATGATGTCTGCAATTTTGTAGACAGAATTGATTTCAACTAATTGAACTGATAGGCTGGTGCCCTAAGCACCCCACCTCCTTATGGTGGTTACTCTTGCCACTCATCGTAAGAGTAAAGAATATAAGAAATACACACACATTATGACTAATCGAAAGAGAAACAATAAAGCGAAATCGAATGCTGTCACAAACTCTGCCAAGACCCGGCAGAACCCACGACAGAAGCCTGCTAAGACGAAACGTAAGGACCTTAACAGACTTTTGGAGGGTGTTTGTGCAGTCACTGACCCATTTTGCCCAGCATCCGCTAGCGCAAAATGGACGTCAGTTGGCACCCAGCATACGATCACTCAAAGGGTAACCTTTGAGACGTCGCTTTCTAGTGTTAGCACGCCTTATGCGTGTTGCGTCTTCTTTCCTACTATAGATAGATTTTCCTATTCTACAGCAGGACAGGCATATATTGCAAGTAACTCTAATTTAACTCAGGGTTCATCAGTATACAACACCATGATTCCAAACTTTAAACAAGCTAGAATCGTATCGGCGGGCGCAACATGGGATAATGCTAGCTCTATGACTTCCGT